AGGGAGGGAACAGGTCTCTACAGAGAGACCCGCATGTCAGTCGAGATGGATGGTCGTACCCATGGGAGGTACAACTTTGTTACCACCTACGATAGTCCACAGCACGGGGGCAGTCCATGTACCCCAATCACCGTAGATGTAACCGTCAGTCAAGACGATCACACACTCAGGACGAATCTGATTGTCCTTGAGATACTTGGACACACACGCCACGTCAGTGCCACCACCACCGGCGGGCTTGGTCGATGATGTGAGCTTATCAAGTTGTTCCTGTGTGTACACTTCATGAGCTGCGACGTCGGTGTCCCAATACAACAGATCAACTTTCTCAGGCTTGGTGTTGATGCAGATACCCTGCACCTCAGATAAGAACTTGGACAACTCAGCAGTGCCGATAGAACCGGACGTATCAATGGCAACCACGATGCGACCAACATTCTCAGTGATAGTCGAGGGCATGTACATGTCGTGTTGCAACCATCTGCGGCTAACACGTTGCCACGTAGAGATGTCCTTGCCTACGGCAGTGGATGAAACGAACTCACGTAACTGTTCACGCCAGTCAACCTTTGGCTCCATGAGCGCACCCAACTCACGTGACTTGTTACCACCCAACTTACCCGCCATCAGTTGACCCTGACGAATAGCTTGGTTGATGTCCTTACCGATCTGCTCGATCTCTTCTTGTGACATAGCCTCACCCGATTCCCAATCGTGATCGTCAAAGCCCTCACCTTCACCACCTCCAGATCCACCACCGTCACCCTCTTCCCGCAACATGTTGTAGACAGTCTGCGAGTCCATACCCTCGAACCTACGGTCAAGCAAGCCACCCTTGGGCAGAGTAACAAAGCCATGACTACGTATGCGGATGTCGTCAATGATCAAGTTGATCACGTAGTCGCATGCCATGTTAGCAGTGCGGCCATCTTCCTTGTAGAGATGTTGCCACAAGAACATGTGTTGGAATGTCTTGTGTAGGTTCTCGTGCATGATGAGGCCACGCAAGTCAGAGTCGCTCATGTCCTTGATGAACTTGCTACCGTACTTGCAGTCGATGCCGTTGGTACAGGCAGTGGGTACATCGTCACGCACCTCGTACTTACCAACCATGATGACAGACGCATACTCCATTGTTTCGGGGTGACCCATAAGCTCAACGTGTGAACGTTGGATACGTTGCATGGGTGTCAACGTATTGAGTTGTGTTAAGAATGACATAGGTATCTCCTTGATTTCCCACAGTGGGAATTATTGTTTAGCGAACATGAAGTTGTTGGCAGATGCCCACAACGCGAACTCGGTGTTACGTGCGGCAACCAAACGCTTGGGGCACTTCTCTGACATAACGCTACGGGCAAACAAACCCTGCGCTTCTTTGGGTATGCGATTCAAGAACTTCATCCATGCAACGATGTTGCTGTTCTCGATACGATGCACGGCCTTGGCTACCAACATACATGTAGCGGCGGCAGACGTGGGCACAGTCGCAGTCTCGGGTGACTTGATCAACTCATCCCATGGTGTAAGTTGTGAGTCCATCTTGTCCATCGTCAAGATGTTGTGCATAGCCGCTTCACCCACGGTACCAGCCAGTGCGTGACACATCACAGCATCACCCAAGATGCGAGTGCTCTCATACACATAGGCGGCACGTTCCATAGAACGGTGTGTCACAACAGCACCACGCACAGTACGGGGGTCACTGATGTAAACATTCTGCTCGGGCTTCTCGTAGTCCTCGAACGTAGCGAACATCTCGGGGTACTCGGCCACGGTGCCGATGATGACAGGGTTGATGCCGTTGGGGATCGCATACTCTTCGATCCATGTCGGTGCGTCAGTCTTCTTGACACGAACACGGGTCACCCTATTGAGAGCATGTGGCGGCACGTTGTCACCTAGTCCCTCGACAGACAAGTTAGTTGTACCGAACACAACGCTACCATCAGAGAGTTGATCAACGCCTAGACCACGCTCGTTCATCAGACGCAAGCATGCGTTCATCACACCACCACGTGCCTTGCCGATCTCATCGAGCATCATCACAACCTTGCGACCCTTGAAGTGGAACCCGAACTCTTCGTTGGGTATGAATGAGCACACCTCGTTACCGTCAATGGTACGAATCTTAGGAACAATGAAGTCACCAACATCTTTGGTAGTGATATCTACATAGCAGAAGAACGCGTCCTTGAACTGAGGGTATGACTTGAGCATCTTGAGGATGGCAGACTTGCCGATGCCCATCTCGCCCTGCACTAGGACAGTTTGTTTGTCGCCTACGGCGGCGATAAGGTCAGCACATTGTTTGAGAGTGATTGAGTTGTACATGATTTACTTTCTAAAGTTGATTAAGGGAAACGGATTAAACACTAAACAAAAGAACAGGGCAAATTCCCACTGTGGGAAATGCCCCACGAAAATTACAGATCGAACTTAGACAAGATGTTGTCCACCTTGCGCTTGGTCTGCTCACGCAGAGAGTCACTGTCACGCAGTGCCTCGGCATCTACACCACGCATAGCATCTTCGAGTTGCTTACGCATCTCATCCATACGTGAGTCGTTGGTGATGTTGAATGATTTCAACAGGCCACAAATCTCAATGGCGTTCTCGACAAGAGAGTCACGGAAAATCTTACGCTTGCCGTCATCGCTATCCTCAAGACGTTCTGACATACGTGACAGGCAGTCATGCAGTCGCTCCCATGCCTCGGTCATTGCACCAGTAACACGTTGCTGTAAGACAGCCTCGTACTGTGATTGCAGTTGCTTGAGTCCATCCTCACCGATGTCAACACGGAAGTCACCGGACTGAGGCAGTGGGATCATGCTGTAGCGGAACCCGAACTTGGCCTCGATGGTCTCACGTGTGGGGTAGTCCTCACGATTGAACAAGTCGCCGAGTTGGAAAGCGGCCGCCGCAACCAGTGTGTCGTAGTCACTGAGAAAGTTGTTGACAGCAGAACTGAACTGAGCTTCGTAGTCAGTGAGTCGATCCTTGAACTCCATGAAGTAGGCCATGTTCAAGATGCGGTCACCGTTGTCACCCCAAGGTTGTGTCACGCCATACATCCAACCACGTATGGCATTGGCGATCTTGGTGATCTCGGTCAGCTTGCTAGACCCTGCCAAAAGATTCTTGTGGTAGTTACCGGCACGGGTCTTCGTGCTGTTCTGTTGATCCACCTCTTCGGACACACGCTTGTCCAACTTACGGCCAGTCCATACAGACAGGGACAGATTGACGATCAAGGCAGAGCTTGAAAGTTTGGACACACTGAAGTTGCCCAAGTCGATTGCAAAATTACTCATGATGATTACCTTTCAGTTGTTGATGTTTTCCCACAGTGGGAAGTTACATCTGCTTACACATTTAACTAACACAGCCTATACTATAACAGATTGACAAGTGAGTGTCAAATACTCAGTTAGGTCTCCAGTACAAGAGATCAAGTAACAGTACGATGACTGCCAGTAGAAAGATCACACGCTCGAACTTTTCCCAACGTGTCATGGTTGCACCTCCATGAAGTCATACAGTTCTGACTCGCCAGTTGTTTTGAAGTAGGACTCCCACGCTTTCTCATCAAGCAGTTGACGTGCATCGTCTTCGTTCTCAGCTTCCACCTCCACTTCAACGGCAAAGCTAATCATTACAGTTGCGCTATATGTTTTCATTTCAATTTCCTTTCAATAAAGTTTTCTGCCCAGTCGGAGAACAACACCGCTCCCCTAAGTTCGATTGACCAAAAGCCCAACGTTGCAAAGAACACTATTGCCTCCACCACGCTTGCCATGTGTACCACGCCCAATACAAGACGTTCTCTAATGATGTGTTTCATTTTGTTTCCTTACAGTTGCACTTGACGCCATGTCAAGGGTTGAATCATTCCTACCACGCCGTTGTTCTTTACCTTGATCATGTCATCTACATGCAGTTTGGTAGTGTCTGTATATGGGTGACTCTGCGTCTTGTGTTTAGATGTTGTCACGCTGTACTTACTGCCGTTCTCAAACCACATGTCTGTCTTGACTTCGTAGATGAATAACGGCCAGTGCCTATCGTATGAATAGACAACGTAACGTGCATCGTTGGTGTCGGTGTCCTCGTCACGCACCCACTCAGACCAAATGTTGTTGGCCTTGAATTTTTTGAGGTTCTTCACGTAGTCACGTGTTTCACGGTTACTTACTCTTGCTTTCGTCATGATGATTCCTTTGGTTGATTTCCCACAGTGGGAAGTTGTGATGCAAGATCGCATCTGATAGCACACAGTAAACTATGTGCTACGGGTTGTTATCTTGTGGTATGTAGTTTGGTTTGTTGTAACTGCGATAGTGTTTGTCGTTCACGCTTATCCCTTGCGGTTCGTGTTCCTAGTGGTTGTTGGTATGGGTTCGGTGATTGTTCTAAGGCTTGATTGCCCCACATATATAAGTGAACGTCACTCTCCCACACATACTCCACGTTAGGCATGTTGCGTTTTTAGCGCAGAGCACACCACACATTTAGGCAGTATCTATATTGACTTGCACTTTGCTATCGGTCTTGTTCGGTGCGTAACAGCACACTACTGACCTACACCACAAAGTGCCTCGACTGACTACGAGACGCCATATTCACGCATGTAAGGTTCTTTGCCTCGGGCACACGTTGTGACGTGTGACGTTGGTTTCACCTGTGCGCTTCTTGCATCGAGCAAGCGGCGGTTTAGTTGAATTTCCCACAGTGGGAAATCCTGTCTGATAGATTTTTAAAGAGCATCACGGGTTAGGTACGATCACCATTTACCCTACAACATGTTTTCACGTGTTGAGCCTCTACTGTACCAGAACGAAGCTCCGTTGTCAAGTTGTTACTATGTGTTGTGACGTGGTGATGGGAAGCGTTTTATTCAATTAAGCAACAAAGTTCTTGAGTCGTGGAATAAAGCAAAGCCAGTACTGGTGCGGGTTGCGAGAGAGTTTTGGGGTAATGTTCTAATATTCTGCTGTTTTGAGAGATAAGAGAGAAACAAGAGAAAGAGCGTGAGAGATCACGTGAGAGAAAGAAAAAAGGGGCAGACTTGGTAGTTTTTGAAATTGTCTCTTCATATATATATTTTTACAGAATAATAGAATAATAGGGGAAAAACCTCTGCAAGTGCTTGATTTGATTGGGTTTGTAATATTCTGTGCTCACAGAACTTTCTTGCATAATTGAATAAAACGCTATGCAGTACTGCCTTGTACCATCTTTACTTTTCCCACAGTGGGAAAACGTTCCAACCAGTGGGAAGAGGCATAACGCAGTATGCGTGATTACGGCCCGCATCTAGGGAACAGTTATCGGTATAAGTTGTTACTATTTCCCACTGTAAGAAATAGGATAGAAAACACACAGCCAACATCTTGTGGTGTGATTGAAAAATAAAACACGTGGCAACTTCTTTGTAGGATGATTAGATTGCGCGTCTTACGGCCCGCATCGAGGGAACAGTTATCAAAACTTTTCCACGTGGAAAAGCATAAGGGTAATGGGAAAGTATTCATTGGGAAATTTTGGGCGAAAAAAAACCCCCAACCTTTCGGTCAGGGGTTTTGGGGGTGAGAGTTATTTCAACTCTATGCCGGATGCTTCTAGGTAGGATTTCACACCTTCGAGCAAGGTCTCAATTTCATCATTGTGGAATGATGCTTCTAGGTCATTGATAAACCCTTCGAATTCACCGTCACGGAAAGCCGTAGCCAGTTTGTCGGCAAACTCTTTTTTGCCCTTTGCGCCCTTTGCACCGGCGGCACCTTTGCGGCCTCCGGCCTTTGTGCCGCCCCAGTCCTTCACTGGCTTACCGGTTTTCACGGCCTCACGGAAAAGGCTCAAATAGTTTTGAGCCGTCTTTTTAGCCCAACCGGCTTTTGTCAGGGTATCAACGAATGACGTTGCAATAGCGCATCCGGCACCGTCTTTGCTGTAGCGTCCAACAACAACCTTGTCCTTGTGCAAAGCGGCAATGTGCTTGTTTGCGCTTTCACGGCAAGACGTTGCCTTGTCCTCATGCTTTTTAGCTTCTACCAATTCAGAAGCCACGGATGCGGCTTGTGCCGCGAAAGAGAGTTTTGTATTGCTCATGAGAGCCTTTCATCAACGCAGGTTAAAAGGAATATGTATCGAGCGCGTTTCCCCGATCCATGACTGGATTGTGAGCCAAATCAGCCTATATTGCACGACATAGCAACATCTTGACAGGCGGGGCCATTGATTTTCCCACTGTGGGAAATTGGGAGGGGGCACCCCCTAGATTAGGCCGGTCAGTCTGGGCCAGTGTATACACTGTGTTTTACTCAAAAGATACAGGCTCAAAATCTAAACCGTGCAAATGTTCAAATCCGGGCCAAGCTCCGCCCGTTAATACAACACCACAAGATGTTGTAGGGTACCCCCTACGCATTTTTTACTCTGCATTTTTTAGTGTCCTTTTTAGAAATACCCCCCGTCATCTTTTTTAATCACAAACCCCACCCCCCTATATTATTTTTTCAAAAGCGTGTACACTCCGCACAAATTGGAGCCACAAACCGCTACCCATGATTCTTGTTACACCAGAACTAGATGTCCCCCTGCCTTTCTCGTTAACTACCGAGGAGGCCAAAGACTTGCATGCACGAGCGCAAGCTGCGTTCAACACCGTGGAATTTCTGACGGCCAACGGAATGCAACTACCCACCGTCACAGCCGCTGATAAGAAAGAAGCTCACGCTCAGTTTTTTGAGTCTCCAACTGCGGGTAAAGAACTTAATACAGCAGCAGCCGTTATTCTCAAATCCATGTTAAATGAGTACGATGTTGAGGTCGTGCGTAATGCCGCGCAGGTTAGAAACTACGTGAAGATGCGGCTACTCATGCTGACAGGTTCTGATAAAGAGTCTGTCCAGTTAAAGGCGTTAGAACTTCTTGGCAAGATAAGTGATGTGGGTGCGTTTGTAGAACGCATAGATATCAACGTGACGCACCGTACTACTGAAGAGTTGCAAGCTGAACTGGCAACCAAGCTGTCTTCTTATATGGATGGCATCATTGATGTAGAAGCCAAGCAACTGCAACCAGCAGAAGAGAAGTACTTGAACGGCGCACCTGCGGTGCAAGTGATTGATCTGGATGAAGAACTTGGCATGACCGGCAAAGAGTTGGACGAGACCGATGACTGAAGTTGTCCAAAAGACGAAACTTGAATTAGTACTGGAGAAGCTCCAGAAGCTGCCCGAGGCGCAGCAGCAAATACTGCTCAAAAAGTTTCCCAAAGACGAGCAAGAAGCCATCACAGAAATTCTGAACGAGCTAAATACACGCAAGTTGCGTACCCTAGCGTCCGATGACTTCATGGTGTTCATCAGGGAGATGTGGCCTAACTTCATTCACGGTCGGCATCACGAGAAAATGGCCAAAGCGTTTGAGCGGGTGGCTCGGGGTGAGTGTAAAAGGCTCATCATTAACATGCCGCCACGGCATACCAAGTCAGAATTTGCTAGTTACCTGCTACCAGCGTGGTTTTTTGGCAAGTTTCCGGGTAAAAAGATCATCCAGACCAGCCACACTGCTGAGTTGGCGGTGGGTTTTGGCCGAAAAGTACGTAACTTGGTGGACTCTGCTAACTATAAGCGGATATTTCCGGCCCTAGACTTGCAGTCAGACAGCAAAGCAGCGGGTCGCTGGGCGACAAACTTCGGCGGAGAGTACTTTGCTATTGGTATTGGCGGTGCTGTGACCGGTAAAGGCGCGGATATTCTGATTATTGACGACCCGCACTCGGAGCAAGAGGCCGCAATGGCCCAAACTAACCCAGAAATCTACGATAAGACGTATGAGTGGTACACATCTGGCCCTCGTCAGCGTCTACAGCCGGGCGGCTCTATCGTAATGGTGATGACTCGGTGGTCTAAACGGGACTTAACGGGTCAAGTTGTGAAAGCTGCGGCCCAAAGGTCGGGCGAAGAGTGGGAAGTCATCGAGTTTCCTGCCATTTTGCCTTCGGGTAAACCCTTATGGCCTGAATTCTGGTCATTAGGCGAGTTGCAAGCTCTAAAAGAAGAGTTGCCTAATAGTAAATGGCAAGCGCAGTACATGCAGTCCCCCACATCGGACGTTTCTGCGATTGTGAAGCGTGAATGGTGGAAAGTATGGGAGCGTGACAGCCCGCCGGGGTGTGAATTTATCATCCAGTCTTGGGATACGGCGTTCTTAAAGACAGAACGGGCCGATTACTCTGCATGTACGACATGGGGTGTGTTCTACCAAGACGATGATCTGGGCGTAAACCGGGCAAATATCATCTTGCTCAATGCGTTCAAGAAACGCATGGAGTTCCCCGAGTTAAAACAGCGGGCGTTTGAAGAATACAAAGAGTGGGAAGTAGATTCGCTGATCGTTGAGGCCAAGGCGGCGGGGTCGCCCCTGATATTTGAATTGCGGGCGATGGGGATTCCAGTGCAGGAGTTCACACCAAGCAAAGGTAACGATAAAATTGCGCGGCTAAACGCGGTGGCCGATATGTTTGCATCCGGACACGTTTGGGTGCCTAATACACACTGGGCAGAAGAATTGGTTGAAGAGGTCGCATCGTTCCCGTCAGGTGAACATGATGACTTGGTGGACTCAATGACTCAGGCATTACTGCGTTACAGACGTGGTGGCTTTATTCAATTGGCGTCTGATGAGGAAGATGAACCACGGCAGTTCCGCAGGAAAGAGCCGTACTATTAAGGATGAAACATGGCTATTGAGAAGTCACTATACGCAGCACCGCAGGGCTTAGAAGAACTGGCCGCGATGGATCAAGCATCTCCTCAAATTGAGATTGAGATTGAAGATCCTGAGTCCGTAACCATCGGCATGGGTGATATGGAGATTGAAATTGTCCCTGATAAAGATTCAGAAGATGACTTCAACGCCAACTTGGCTGAGTTCATTGGTGAAGATGTCCTGCAAAGTCTTGCTGAAGAATTGATCAGTGACTATGACGAGGACGTGGCCAGTCGCAAAGATTGGATGCAGACTTACGTTGATGGCCTAGAACTTCTAGGTATGAAGATTGAAGAACGTACAGAACCTTGGGAAGGTGCGTGTGGTGTGTTTCACCCCATGTTGTCTGAAGCTCTTGTAAAGTTCCAGTCAGAAACAATGATGGCAACGTTTCCTGCCGCTGGGCCAGTTAAAACCCAGATCATTGGCAAAGAGACACCCGCTAAGAAAGAGTCTGCACAGCGTGTGGCAGACGACATGAACTACCAACTCACTGATGTGATGAAGGAATACAGACCAGAGCATGAGCGCATGTTGTGGGGCTTGGGTCTGTCTGGTAACGCGTTTAAGAAGGTGTACTTTGACCCGTCGCTTGATCGCCAAGTGTCTTTCTTTGTTCCTGCTGAAGACATCGTTGTGCCTTACGGTGCGTCTAATTTAGAGTCTTCTCCACGTATTACTCATGTGATGCGTAAGACTGAGAACGAGTTGCGCAAGCTGCAAGTGGCTGGGTTCTACTGTGACGTGGACTTGGGCACACCTGATAACGTGCTCGATGAAGTTGAGAAGAAGATCGCAGAGAAGATGGGCTTTAGAGCCACTGCCGATGATCGCTTCAAACTCTTGGAGATGAACGTAGACCTTGACTTAGAAGGCTATGAGCACAAAGACAAGAAGGGTGAGAAGACTGGCATTGCACTGCCATACGTTGTCACCATTGAAAAGGGAACCAGCAACGTGCTGGCCATTCGTCGTAACTGGGAGCCAGATGATGAGACCTACACAAAACGACAGCACTTTGTCCATTATGGTTACGTTCCGGGATTTGGTTTTTACTGCTTTGGCCTCATTCACCTCATTGGGGCTTTTGCTAAGTCAGGCACTTCTCTTATTCGTCAGCTTGTCGATGCTGGTACTTTAAGTAACTTGCCCGGCGGCTTCAAGACTCGCGGCATGCGAGTCAAAGGAGACGACACACCAATCGCTCCGGGTGAATGGCGTGATGCAGATGTGGCAAGCGGTACGCTCAAAGACAACTTACTGCCCCTGCCGTACAAAGAGCCTAGCCAGACATTGATGGCATTGCTTGGTCAGATCGTTGAAGAAGGCAGACGCTTCGCTAACACGGCTGATCTAACACTCAGTGACATGAGTGCGCAAGCGCCTGTAGGTACTACCCTTGCGATTTTAGAGAGAACATTGAAGAACATGTCTGCCATTCAGGCACGTGTTCACTACTCAATGAAGCAAGAGTTGGGTCTCTTAAAGCACATCATCGCCGAGTACACACCAGACGACTACGACTATCAGCCAAGCGAAGGCAGTCGCAAGGCGAAGAAGTCTGACTATGATGATGTTGATGTAATACCTGTCAGTGATCCTAATGCGTCAACAATGGCGCAGAAGATTGTGCAGTACCAAGCAGTTCTTCAACTCGCACAGGGTGCACCGCAGTTGTACAACTTACCACTCTTGCACCGTCAGATGCTCGATGTGTTGGGTATCAAAGATGCGCAAAAACTTGTGCCGATGGACGATGACCAGAAGCCCACTGACCCAGTGTCAGAGAATCAGAATGTGCTCAAGGGCAAGCCGGTCAAAGCGTTCCTCACGCAAGATCACAAAGCTCACATTGTTGTGCACATGGCCGCGATGCAGGATCCCAAGATTCAGGCACTCTTACAACAGAACCCGATGGCGCAAGCTATGCAGTCAGCCATGATGTCTCATATCAACGAGCACTTGGGCTTCGAGTATCGCAAACAGATTGAAGAGACATTGGGTATGCAGTTGCCAGCGCAGACAGACGAGTCTGGTGAAGAAGTTCAGATGTCTCCAGAAGTTGAAGCACGTCTGTCTCCAATGTTGGCGCAGGCCGCACAGCAGTTGCTCCAGAAGAATCAGCAAGAGGCACAGCAGGCTCAACAGCAGCAGCAAGCGCAAGACCCGATTGTTCAAATGCAGATGCAAGAGTTACAACTCAAGGCGCAAGAGAACCAGCGTAAAGCTGCTAAAGACCAAGCCGACAACGCCATCAAAGCGGCGCAGTTGCAGGTCGAGCGTGATCGCATCCAGACACAGCAGGCCACTGATGACAAACGCATCAAGATGGACGCAGTGAAGTTGGCCGCGCAAATGCAGGAAGACAAGCAGCGTCACATGATGGACATGGGTGTAGATGTCCTCAAACAACTCTCTAACAAGAGTGCAGAAGAGCAACTGCGGGCAATGCAGGAGCGCATCCAAATGAGACAAAGACAACCTAAAGGGGAATAAATGAATGGATTTGAAGTTCTCATCCAACAAGCGGATGAGAAGATTGATCAACTCAAGGACTACTTGGCCGAGGGCAAGGCCGAGTCCTTTGAGGATTACAAGAAACTGTGTGGTGAGGTTCGTGGTCTACTCATCATGCGGGGATACACCCTAGACCTGAAACAACGATTGGAGACTTCGGATGACTAGTTCCATCCTATTGGCTACAGACGCCAATAACCCACAAGTCGTGGGAACCTATAACTGGGAATCATCAATGGAGGAGAAGGGTAAGCAATTACCAAGGCCATCTGGCTATCGAATCCTTTGTGCAATACCAGAGGCAGAGAAAGAGTTTGAGGACAGTGAGATTG